CAGAGACGTTCGTCACTACAGCATGGAGGCAAGAAGTTCTGCGCAACAAGACGCTGGCGACGAATATATGCAAGTGCCATCGGACTGGATCGAAACTATCAGGATGCATGTACAAGGCACTGGAACCACAACGCTTGACCTAATATCCAGAGCCTCCATGTCTGATAAACGAGAAGGCGCTGAAGATATGTCTGGCAGGCCTGAGTATTATTGTCATGCAGATGGCCAATTTCAGCTTTATCCAACACCGGATGCCGAATATACTATTGAGCTACTTTACTACCAAAAAGTGCCTGATTTGGCTTCAAATAGCACGAATTGGTTGTTAGATGACGCTCCAGATGTATATTTGTATGGAACGCTAATGCATTCTGCTCCATACTTACAGGAAGATGGTAGGGCAACGGTTTGGGCTTCTCTTTATTCTGCGGCAGTTCAGCGTTTAAATGAGAGTTCGGAAAGATCCAGGTATTCTGGTTCAGGTTTAACACTTAAAGTAAGAGGACTAGGCTAATGAGCTTTTCAAATTATTTAGAAACAGAGCTTTTGGATCATGTATTCGCAAACAATGCTTACACATCTCCAACAACTGTTTACGTTTCATTGCATACAGCAAATCCAGATGAAGATGCTTCTGGTGCTGAAGTTTCAACGTCAGGAACTGGATATGCTAGAGTTGCTGGAAGTTTTTCAGTATCTGGAAACACCGCAACAACGACTGCGGCAGTTGAGTTTGCAACAGCAACCGCTAGTTATGGCACAGTAACTCACGTTGGCATTTGGGATGCATCGACTGGTGGCAATATGCTTGCATATGCCGCATTGACATCATCAAAGGCAATAGATACTGGTGACGTATTCCGCATCCCAACTGGCGATTTGGATATCACCTTAGACTAATATGGCGTACAGAACTGGATTTGGCACTGGTAATTATGGCGTTAGGGCGTTTGGTCTTGACGGCACTATTACTGATGCCATCGGTTCTGCTACAACAGCCGCAACTACAATATCGAGCGCTGAAGTTGTAAAAAGCGCAAGCGCAAGTACAAGCGCAACAGCATCTTTAACATCTGCTGGACGTATAGTAAAAGATGGATCTGCCGCGAAAACGGCAACTGCATCTACATCTGCATCTGGACAAAAGATATTTCAAGGATCTGCAACTGTTTCTGCAAGCATTACAAGTGCTAGTGCGTCAATACAGTTTGTAACAAACGCAGAGGCAAGCACAAGTGCAAGCGCATCTTTCTCTGCTAGTGGAGTTCGCGTAAGGCTTGCCGATACAGCAATCTCAGCAAGTTTAACGGCAACATCTAATAGCCAACTTGAAGCAAATGCAGTATCTCAGATTAATGCGGTTGCTACTGTATCACCATCAATTGTAAGAGTAAGATTTGGTGGCGGAAGCACAACTCAGAGCGTTTCATCTTTTGTTGCAATTGGCCGCGAGAAATGGGAGATAATTCCTGTAAATTCTGTAACATGGACACAAATAGCCGCTTAAAAGGAGTGAAAAATGGCTGATACTACAACGACGACTTACGGCCTCACTAAACCAGAAGTCGGCGCATCTGAAGATACTTGGGGAACCAAGTTAAATACTAACTTAGATACTCTCGATGATTTGCTAGATGGAACAACGGCGATTGCGCCAAACTTGACTGCTGGAAGCTGGAAAGTTGGCGGAACTGCGGTTACATCGACTGCCGCAGAACTTAATATTCTTGATGGAGTTACAGCTACAGCCGCAGAACTAAATACGTTAGATGGCATTACCGCAACTGTTACTGAGCTAAATTATACTGACGGAGTTACGTCGGCAATACAAACTCAGATAGACGCAAAAGCTCCAATTGCAAGCCCAACTTTTACAGGAACTGTAAATATACCTACAATTGATTTTGGCGATTGGACGATTACTGAGTCTGCTGGCGTTTTGTATTTTGCAACTGGCGGAACAAACAAAATGAAGTTAGACGCTTCCGGCAATCTTACAGTTGTTGGAAACGTGACCGCATACGGCACAATGTAAAGGATAGATAAATGGCGTTACCAAGTAGCGGAACTTTAAGTATTAGCCAAATAGCTTCTGAGTTTTCAGATACTGCGCCTCACTCTATGAGTGAGTTTTATAGAGGTGGAGGTCTTGTTCCAGACTCACCAAGCAATACTGCTGTGCCTACTTCTGGGCAAATAGCTATCGGTAATTTTTATGGCGCTCAAAATAGAGTTGGATTGCCGTTAACAATTACTGGAAATACTCAAAACTACAATTTGTATAACACAGTTTCTGCTAATCCGGGATACTCTGCCGGATCTACAGATATTACATTGACGATTAATCCGGGAGTATATGTAGGATCAAGTTCTACTGGAAGTTACGCTCTTTCGATTCCCGGAAGTTTTAATCCCGGCGACACTGTAACCGTTGTAAATAACGGAACTGTAATTGGAATGGCAGGAAACGGAGGATCTGGAGGCCCCGGAGGATTTCCGGGAGCGGCAGGCGCAGGTTCAAACGCAGGAAACGCTGTATATGTAAGTTTCCCAACTGTAATGACCAATAACGGCACACTAGCAGGAGGCGGCGGCGGCGGCGGCGGAGGAAGAGGATGGGAATATGTAGCTCCGCCTGCACCTAAAACACCAACACGAATTACGCCTCTTGGCGGAGGCGGAGGTGGCGGTGGCGCAGGATATAACGCTGGCTCTGGAGGCGCTGGAGGGCCAGCAACTACAGGGAATCAAACTCCATATCCGGGATCGCCGGGGAGTAGCGGGTCATTTACTTCTGGCGGAAGTGGTGGGGCTGGCGGAAGTTTCCCTAGCGGATCAGGTGGGCCGGGAGGCTCAGGTGGAGGGCAAGGCGCAAACGGAAGTTCTGGAGGAAGCACTCCATTTGGCGGCGGCGCTGGAGGCGGCACTAGAGGTTATTATTTAGTAGGCAATCCATACGTTACATATCCAGCAACCGGAACAAGATTAGGTCAAGTTTCTTAAAAGAGGACATTATGCAAACAGTTACAGTAAAAATAATAGATTTTGACGAAGAAAGTGGATCATTAATTTGTTCATTTGCTTCTGACACTACGCAATCAAATAATCCAGATGATTACAGATCGTTTGCGTTCCAGCCTGTATTAATGTGGCCTGACGCGAACACTACCGAAGAGGTAATGGCTGAATTGGCTAAATGTGGAATTTCTATGTGCCAAGATGCTGAAAGGCAAGAGTCTTTCAAGAATAGTCCTGATAAGATTAATTCATATAAAAACATGGTTAATCAGGTTAAAACTTTTAATGTTTCAGACCTTTTGGTTAATAACTCTCCAGAAGAGCAAACTCCATCGGTGGAGGTATAAAAATGCAGAGGAAAGTATATAGAGCATTTGGTTTTCTTGTATATAACAATATATTTAAAGATGCAGAGCCATATTTTCCAGCTTATGCCGCCAATAGAAAATGGTTTAACTATTTCACTAAAGGCTCGATGGTAAATAACGTCGTAATGTCTACAAATGAGGCATTACCAGACTGGCCAACTGGATCTTGGATTACTCCAGATGATTTAACGTTTTCAGGAACGGTAAGCCATACGATTGTTGGCGATACTGAGGTTTGGTGCGTACCAGCAGAAGCAAATAACAACTATTTGCCAGATTGCGAGAAATGGTTTTTGGCGGCAGGAAGCTCCGAGACATTGCCAGTTGGGACGAAAATCATGTTTTGCGATGGATCGTTGGCAGTAAACGGACAAACGATTACAAATCCAACTCAATTAAAGATTAAATCATCTGATACAACGGTTACCGCCAATCAGGATTGTTTTGGTATAAAATTTGTTTGATGTACGCCAAACAGCTAGATATCAGTTTTCCAATTCCAGAGGATCGGGATAGAGAGATATTAAGCGAGCATGGAAAGCTAAAAATATCTAACAGACCAAGTTTAATTAGGCGAAATTTGTTAGAAGTTGACGATTACTTAAATCTCTTACCGCAAGTAAGAGATTTTTGTATTGATTCATCTATTAGCGACTTAAAGTTATTAAGCCCTCATTTGCATACAAAAGATAAGTCTGTTATCAACTTTTATCTAAGCACAAACAATGAAATTACATCGTTCTGGGAGGGCAAAGATGAATTCGACGACAGATGGACAACCGATGGTGGCGACACTTATTACAACGTAAAACCTGAAAATCTTGATGTTGTTTACAGATTCTGTGCCAAGCCCGGCGACGTATGGATACTCAATCCTCAAAAAATACATTCAGTATTGCCTGACATTCAGGCAGAAGAAAACATCAAAAAGGGCAACAAAGATAGAAGATTGATACATTACGTCAGAAAAAACACAAGAAAGATGATTCAGTTAATTTTTAATATAGAAATTGATGAAATGATAGAAAGGATTTATGCGTAATTTTAAGTTGGTTGAGAATGCCTTACATCCAGATAATTGTGCTTATTTAACTGATTACTTGAGAAAGCATTCTGAATCTGGAAATTATGTTCCAGACGTTCAATGCACAATAAGCGCACCACTAGAAAATGATCCTATACTTGAAAAATTGTTAGAAGAATTTTTGCCAAAAATGGAACTAGAGACAGGCAAAAAACTTTTTCCAACATACGCATACGCTAGATATTATAAAAAAGGCGAAGTTATGCTTTGTCATACTGACAGGCCATCGTGCGAAATAAGCGCAACAATTACTCTTGGATTTGATTCTGAAGTTTGGCCTATTTTTATGGCAGATCAAGGATCTGAAACTGATCAAGGAATTATTGGCCAAAATGGAAAAATATCCAGAATAAAAAACATTCAAAAGTTTTTAATGAATGTTGGTGATGCGGTTATATATCGAGGATGCGACGCTCCACATTGGAGAGAAGAATTTAAAGGCGAATGGCAGGCGCAAGTATTTTTACATTATGTTGACCAAGACGGCCCAAACGCAGAATGGAAGTTTGACAAAAGGAAATGTTTGTCGCACATGGATAATAAAGATACATCAAACGATGAAATATTCTTTTGGTATGTGGACGATGCCATATCAAAAGCATCATGCGATTTGATGATAGAAAAGTTTGAGCAAACAGAAGGTTTTCAAAAAGCTCAAATTGGTGGTGTAAAAGATGGATCTGTTGATCTCAATGTTAGAGATGTCAACAAATTAGCAATTACAAATGAGATTGGCATAGGCGCAACCTTGACAGGCATTGGATTTAACATTAACCAAAGATCATGGAAATTTGATGTAACAAGGAGCAATCAGTGCGAATACTTACGTTACGATCAAAACGGACATTACAAGACTCACGTTGACTCGTGGATTAATCCAAGTGAAAAAGAGTGCAGAAAAATAACTGTATTGGCGTTTTTAAATGATGATTTTGAAGGCGGCAAATTTTATCTACAACATGGTTCAGAAAGGATATATCCTAACCAAAGCAAAGGAACTGTTATAGCGTTTCCGAGCTTTATGAATCATGGAGTCGAGCCAGTAACGTCTGGCATAAGGCGTAGCATAGTTACATGGATTGTCGGGCCTTGGTTTAGATAACATGAAACAACACCATAAATTACTTATATCTCAGGCGCTCATACATCTAATTGGGATAGTAGGCATTTTTCTATATTTTGACGCTAAATTCTTATGGTTAACTGCCGCAGGAGTGTTTTTGTTTGCTCATTTGGGCATAGGAATTTATTGTCACAGATATCTAGCTCATCAATCGTTTGAAACTAGCGCTTTTGTTGAGAAAATATTAAATTTTTTATCAATTATGTGTTTGCAAGGGCCGCCAATGGTATGGGCGGCAAACCATGTTACTCACCATAAGAACGCTGATCAAGACGGAGATCCGCATCCAGCAAGCTCATGGTTAAGGACTTGGTTTTGGATAGGTACGGACAAAAACTCTGTTATATGCCAAAAGACAATAAAAAGGCTGTCAAAGGACAAAATACACAAAAACACAAATAAACACTATTACAAAATATATTGGTCAATTATCATTATTTCTAGCTTTTTTGACTTTAAGGCGACTTTGTATTTGTTTGTTTTGCCTGTTATTTACGCATTCCATATGTCTTCATTTACTAACGTAATACTGCATAAATTTGGATACAGAAACTTTGAAACTAACGATAAATCGATGAATTTGCCGATACCTATACTGTTAGATAGCGCATATCACAACAATCATCACGCTATGCCTAAATCTTACAATATGGCAGTTAAATGGCACGAGTTTGATATGTTAGGTCATGTGATAGATTTAATAAGGAAGTAACAAATGGCTCTAATACCACTACAGATACAGGCCGGAGTTTTTAGAAACGGCACAGAATTTGAGCAATCAAACAGATGGCGAGATGCTAGTTTGGTTCGCTGGCATAACGGCTCGATGAGGCCTGTGGGCGGTTGGTCTACCAGAGTTGCTTCTGGATTTGATGCCGCCGCCAGAGGAATGCACACTTGGGTTGATAACTCAGATGACAGTCACATAGTTGCTGGAACTTATGCAAAATTGTTTCACGTTACCGCGTCTGGAACCGTAGTTGAGATCACTCCATCCGGGCTAACTGTTGGATCAGAAGATGCCGCAGTTAATCTTGGATATGGAGGAGGATATTATGGACTTGGATATTACGGAGTTGAAAGGCCAAATACTGGAGTATTTCAGGAGGCCACAACTTGGTCATTGGATAACTGGGGCGAGTATCTCGTTGCCTGTTCTCCTCAAGATGGCAAGTTATATGAGTGGCAACTTAATACTGGAGTTGTAGCCGCGCAAATATCAAATGCTCCTGTTGATAACTTAGGATTGATAGTTACAGAAGAAAGATTTTTATTTGCTCTTGGCGCTGGCGGCAATCCAAGAAAAGTACAGTGGTGCGATAGGGAAGATAACACGACGTGGACTCCTGCCGCGACAAACGAGGCTGGCGACATTGAGTTGCAGACAAATGGCCAAATTATGGCCGCCGTTAGAGTTAGAGGTAAAACTTTGATCGTAACTGATAACGACGCTCATTCTGCTACTTACCAAGGGCCACCGTTTGTTTACGGATTTGAAAGAGTTGGAACCGCTTGCGGTCTTGTATCTCGAAAGGCTATAGCTTCAATTGACGATGGCGCTTTTTGGATGGGGGCAAGAGGCTTCTTTATCTTCGATGGATCTATAGCAAGAGAGATTCCATGTGACGTATCTGATTATGTTTTTGCTGATATAAACAAAAACCAAATAAGCAAGACCTACGCAGTGCATAACAGTCAGTACGGCGAAATATGGTGGTTTTATCCAAGCAATGACTCATTAGAGAACAACAAATATGTAGCTTTTGATTACCTTGAAAAGCACTGGGAAATAGGCGAAATCGACAGAACTTGCGGCGTTGATAGGGGAGTTTTTACAAATCCAATATGGGTTGACGCGAGTGGAAACCTTTACGACCAAGAGTTAAGCGAGCAATTGGGGCATGGATCTTATGACGTTTTTGCAGAAACCGGCCCAATAAGCCTTGGGGCTGGCGATAACATAATGAAAGTTACAAGCCTCATACCTGACGAAAAAACACAAGGTGACGTGACCGTAACGTTTAAAACTAGGTTCTATCCAAATGACTCAGAATCGTCGTTTGGGCCGTATACCATGTCAAATCCTACTGACGTTAGGTTTAGCGGGAGGCAGGTCAGGATGCGCGTTGACGGCGCGAGAAATACTGCTTGGAGGTCTGGCGTAATGAGGATTGAAGCCAAGCCGGGAGGTAACCGTTGAGTTCGCCTTTACCGCCAAATCCAAATACCGGAAATTGGCAGATATGGGCCGAAAGGTTAAATGCATTCTTAACTAGGACAAGAGATGTTCTAAGAAGTTTAACCAACGGAGACTCAGCCGCAGAAGATGGCGTTCTCATGTGGGATCGCTCAATCGAGCATCCAGTTGTTTCTCTTGACGGGGAATGGGTTCCTCTTGCCTATGGCGACAATGAATACATGGGCTATGGATATGGCGCATTTTTAGATTTTAGCGATCAAACCGCAGGAACAGTTGACACCGCAACGGCTATAACTTGGGGCCAAACGGCATATTCAAAAAATATATCCGTAGGCAGTCCCAGCAGTAGAATAGTGTTTCAAAAAGCAGGAAAATACTATATTCACTTTACTGCACAACTAAATTCTCAGTCAGCGAATGCAAAAACATTTTGGTTTTGGCCAAGGTTAAACGGAACTGACGTAACTGGTTCCACCATGAGAATAACTATGCACGATAACGATGAGGCAAAAACCATAGCAAGGGCGGCCATATTCGATGTATCTGCAAATGACTATTTAGAGGCAATGTTTGCCGTAGATGACCTAGATACAGCCTTGAAATCATACGCGGCAGAAACATTTTGCCCAGCAGTTCCATCTGTAACTTTGATGATAAAAAGCATAGCTTAATGACAAATAATGCCAGAAATACTCTTACAGAGGAGCTTGTCAGGTGTAAAGTTTGGATTGAAAACGCTTTGGCTTACTCTGGCGATACTCACACTTTCGACGATATTGCTCTTGGCGTTCTTGGTCACCGTTATCAGTTGTGGCCTCTTGAGAACAGTTGTGCGGTGACAGAATTTGTTGAATATCCTAGACAAAAACACTTTCACGTTTTTTTAGCTGGTGGTACGCTTAACGAAATTTTACAGCTAAATGAGCCATTTGCTCAGTTTGCTAAGGCCCATAAATGTAGCGCTATGACAATAGCTGGAAGGCCTGGATGGGAAAAGATACTAGACAAGTTAGGCTGGGAATACCAGTTTACAACGCTTAAAAGGGAGATTTAAATGGGCGGCGGCGGAAAAGGCGGAAGCAGAACTCAAACAACTGAAATGCCAGCATTTATGAGGCCCTATGTTGAGAGAAACTTACAAAGGGCAGAAACTGCACAAAAGGTTGGATATCAGCCGTATTTTGGGCCTGATATTGCCGCTTTTAATCCTACTCAAGAGGCGGCTTTTAATGCAAACATAGGAGCCGCAGAAGCGTTCGGATTAGTTCCTAGAGGATCTGTAACTGCAATGCAAGGCATGGCTCCAGAGCCACAAACATTTGAAGGTGGTCTTAGAGCATATTCATCTGCGCCATTGTATGAGCAAGCCCTGGCTGAGTATAAATCAAGGATGCCTGGACAAGTTGCTCAATACAACAAATTGTTTGTTGATCCTTATAACGTTGAAGGTAGCGCTGGATATGCTAATCCTGTGAGCGAAAATACTTCTCAATACACTCCAGTTGGAACGATAGCAAGTTTAAAGGCGCCCAATTCTTGGGCAATATGGGATCCTCGTAGTCGAGGAACATTAGCTTACAACAGCCCTATTCCGCAAGGATGGCAACTTATAGGTGACGATCTGGTTTATAAAACAGAAGAACACGGTATGGCGGCTGATTTTATCGATGGAAAGTGGTTTCATCCTACTAAAGGTAGTCCAAAATATTAAATAAAAGGAAATAATATGGCTGGCGCAGGAGTTCCAAATGTAAATCAAGCCGCCGCGCAGGGAGTATACAGCGCTGGAATTGGATCGGCACAAGGTATGGGATACACGCCACAGCAAGTACAGGCTGGGCAATTAGCAACTACGAATATTGCTCCGTACATGAATCCTTACACTGAGCAAGTAATCATGGCTAACGAAGCGGATATTCTTCGTGGCGCTCAAATGGGGCTTGGTAGTCTTGGCGCACAAGCGCAAGCCGCTAGGGCTTTTGGCGGATCTCGACATGGCGTAGCAGAGGCAGAATTAGGCAGAAATGTTGCCTCTCAGTTGGCGCAATCGTCTGCCGGATTAAGGCAGGCTGGATTCCAAAACGCGCAACAGGCCGCATTAGCCGATATTCAGAACCAAATGGCGGCTCAACAATATAACGTTGGCTCAGGATTGCAAGGGCAACAACAAAGACTAGCCGCCGCTAACCAGCTTGCTAACATTTCAAATCTTGGCTTTGGTATGGGGCAAACTGTACAGCAAAATCTCATGCAACAAGGCGCTCTACAGCAAGGCGTTCAGCAGGCATTGATAGACGCGGCAAAACAACAATACGCCGGATATACTAACGCACCTGCGACATCAATAAATTACTTATCTAACGCAATTGGAGCTACTCCTACTGGCGGGACAACAACACAGAGCGGAAGCCCTGGGCTATTTAATATGCTATCTACAATAGCAGGCATAGCCGCCCAAGCTGGAGCTTTTTCAGACGTAAGGCTTAAAAAAGACATTAAGCAAATAGGAAAACTTCCTAACGGAATGAATCTGTACAAATGGGCCTGGAACAAGATTGGTAAAGCCATTGGTGCGGATAAGTTTCCAACCTTTGGAGTTTTGGCTCAAGAAGTTCAAAAGACTAATCCAGAATTTGTTGTTAAAGGTGATGATGGATATTTAAGAGTTAATTATTCAAAAATTTATTCTGTAGGATAAGACATGATTAATCCTTTTGATCCTTACGGGTTATACACAGATCCAAATCAACCTGGTGTTGGTAAAAACATCATAGGAGCCAATAAAGCTATGGCTCCACAACAACAGCCAGTTGGATTGTTAGGCATACAGCCAAGACAAATTCCTCATGCTAAATTTGAAGAAGAACAGGCAAATGGCGCTGGATTTAAAATGGCCGCAGATGCATTTATGAAGGATAAAAAAAATATTCCTCAGCAAGGCCTAAATGCACCGCAACAGACAAGTGGACTGATGTTTGGACAAGAAGGAATAGCTCCTAATTATAATTTTGAAGCCCCAACAACTTTTGGTTTGGATCAATATCAAGATATTGGATTAAACCAAATTCGTCCAGATGACTATACTCGTAGCGGACTAGGACTGTTTTTGAATAAATATTTTTAAAAGGCTAAGTGATGACGGAAGAAGAAAGAAGAATTAGGCTGGCTCAATTAGCTGAAGAAAGAAGAAGAATAGATGCTCAAAGGCAAGCAAGAATGAATATGCTTGGATTAGGGAGTGATTATTATAATGAGCAATTTGATGCTTCTCTTCCGCCAATGTTGACTGGCGTAAATTTGGCTGAACAACAAAATAATGGTGTACAAATTGATGAAAACGGCAATCCTATTTTGCCTCCTCAATCTTCATTAATTAAGCCAAATCAAATGCCGCCTGAATTTCCTATGCAAAGGCCGCCACTTCCTGACGTTTCTTTTTTGAGGCCACAACTTCCAAATGTTAATACTCCAGATGTACAGGATATTAGTCCAGAGCAGAATAATTTGGCAGAAAATGCTACTCAATTTGCAAATAACGTTATAAATAGAAGAAATAACAGAATTTCTGGTTCTCCAAACATATTGGATACTGTGCGCTCGATTCAAAGCTATCAAAACCAAAACAGATTGCCTGTTAATCAAGTAGCGCAAAATGGCCCAACAGTTGGATCAATAGATCCAAGATCACCTAATCAATATATGTCTGCAATGGAAGCGGCCGGAGGAGGGCAAGGACAGATTACAGACCAAATGGGGCTTAAACCAGGCGGAGGCGTTGGCCTCAAATCTGATTTAATTGATTACGCAAAAGATGGTAGCGGTGATGTTTTATATAACGGCCAAAGCACTGGAGTAAAAGCTGACGAATTGAATGAGGCCCAACAAAGACTTTCTGGAAATTATGGTTCTCAAGATCATTATCAAAAGACTTTTGGTAACCAAGAATTTTTATTGGCATTGGCTATTGGTCTAAACTCATTAAGCACATTCCCGAACCAGCAATGGGGGCAATTTTTGCAAGGTCAAATGCAAAGCATTCAAAAGCGCAAAGGCGCTATTGATGGCGCTAACTGGTTATTGAGCAAAGGCAGAAGGGATCTTGCAGAGGCAGTAGCTACTGGTACTTTAGATTTTGATAAAGCATATGCTGAATTTACCAAAAAGCCTGAAGAAACATTTAGAGAGTTTACTGCAGAAGAATACAAAGCAATTGGACACGATCCATTAACAGGTGGTCGAATTCAAGTTAGCGAGACAACTAACAAAATAATAGGTGGCCCATACACTAAATCAACTGCTCCGACCGTGAATCTCAATGTTGGGGACAAAAGCATTGGAAAAGGTTATGAAGAAATGGCCAAAGAATTTGCTCCTGGAGACGTTAAATTAATTGACGATGCAGAAAAAGCAATTGGAAGAATTTCTTCTCTAAACAATACTGCTGACGCTATTGTTCGTGGCTCAGTTAGCGGAGGCAAAGAAGGATTTGAAACTGGCCCATTTGCTGAATTTAGAAAAGGTGTTGATGCGTTCTTGGTTGGATTTGGAAATAGAGATAAAGCAAGAGTAAACAGATTAACTGACGCAGAGTTGATTAACGCAACACTTGGTGCTGATGTATTTGGCGCAATTGGAGAGCTTGGAATTGGAGCAAGAGGACTTGATACTCCAAATGAAAGGGAATTTTTGAGGCAAGTTCTTACAGGAACAATTGAAACAACTCCAGCCGCTTTGTTGTACATGACTTATATAAGACAAAAAATTCAAAGAAGCGTAATTGATCGATACAACAACAGGCTTAATGCTGGCGTTTATGGCCCATTTGAAGAGCAAAGAAGCTTAAAAAACATTGAACAACCATCATCTATATTTGTAGATGACGAAGGCAAATTAAAAGAGTTTAATAGTTACAAAGAAATGCAAGATTGGCTTGAAAACAAAAAAACTCAATATTCTGAAAGCACAACTACACAAGGTGCTGGAACAGTTACAAAAGACGGTGTTGAATACGAAATTGAGGAAGTTCAATAATGCCTATATATAAATTTAAAAATCCAAACACCGGACAGGCTGTTCAAGTATGGGCTGATACAAAAGATATGGCGATTCAAAAGTTTCAATCTGAAACAAGAGATCCAAAAACTTTTCGTATTAAAGATCCAAGATCAGATGTATCTCAAAATATAACCGCATTTGATGCTAAAGAGGCAGTTAAAATTTCTCAAAATATGCCAAGTGGAGGCCTTGGAACTCAAATTCTTGGTGGAGTAACTACTGGACTAGCTAATCTTGCTGGGCTACCTGTTGACGCTGTTAGTTCAGCTATGGGCGCTTTTGGGCTTCCAACAAGTGATAAGCCTATAATGGGATCTGAATTTTTAAAAGAAGCATTAGAGGTTCCATTTTTTAATGTTGATACATTGAAATTTGAAAAGAGACCGTCAGAAATGCCTCCACAAACTGGCGCAGAAAGATTTGCCAGAAGAGGCGCAGAGTATGCCGCAGGATCTGTTGCTGTGCCAGGAGTAGGTGGAGTAAGACAAATTCCATCAGCTTTAGCGGCCGCAGGCGGAGAGCAAGCCGCTTTGGAATTGACTGAAGGAGATATTCCAAAATGGTTACAGCCAATCATAGGCGTTGCATCTGCTATTGTTCCTGCTGGTCTGAAAGCTGGCGCATCAAAAGGTTTTCAAAGATTTAAAGGCACAAATCCTTATCAAGTATATTCTTCCGAATTAAGAAACGAAGCATCTAATCTTTATTCTCGAATTCGTGATAATAAAAATCTAACAATAGATCCAACTATTTTTCAAGGATTGGAGAATGATGCATTTAACTTTGCAAAACAAAATGGATTTACATTTATAGATGATGCTGGAAGAGAAGTAATTAAAAAAGATTTTGAAAAAACAAAAGAAATATTAAGCACATTGAAGGCAAGAGATCGCCAGAATTATGTTACCGGCGCTCAAGCAATGTCTGATAGACAAAGTATCCAGAATGCAATTGAGGACGCAGTAGGCTCAGAAAAAGCAATGCTTTCATACATCTGGGGACAATATAAAAATAGAATTGCATCTCAACTTGGGCCAGAATTTGAAATGGCCAATGAGTTGTGGAGACGCTCATCAAATGCTGACAAAATATTGACTGAGTTGAATATTGCTGGAAATGCAATCGATCAAGGCGGAGACGCATATAAACTGGTGCAAGGTAGGCTAAAACAGTTGTTAAATAGAATTGAAAAAGGTTATGAACCTTTCTTTAATGAAAAAGAAATAGAAGCAATACGAAATGCATCTAAACAAACAACCGCACAGTCTATGGGAAGGTTCCTGCAACAATTTGGATTTAGCGGATCTTCATTAACTTCCCTTAAGCCGGCAATTCTTCCAGGGGCGGCTACAGCTTATACCGGAGATTTAACTACTGGAGCGATTGCCGCCGGAATAGGGCAGGGAGCATCTATAGCTGGCAAAGGAATGGCCAGAGGATCTCAAAGCGCAAGAGTAAATAAAATGATTGAAGAAGTTTTGGCAAATCCAAAATTAGGGCCAGAAGCTAAAGATCAATTAATTAGGGCCATACAAACTTATGCGGCGCAACAAGCAGGCGGAGTTGCTGAAGGCGTTGAGTCAGCCGTAGAATCTATAATGCCATAAGGGAATATAAATGAAGCCAGAGCGCATGGATAAAACGAAGATTGAAGGCATTGTACAGAATGCTGTGCAAGATGCTGTTGACTTCATTGAAAGCGAAATAGCAGAAGATAGGATTAAGGCACAACGCTACTTTGATGGCGAAGTGGATATTGGCCAAGAGGACGGCAGATCAAAAGTAGTTGCGACTAAAGTACGCGACACGGTTCGAGCTATCAAGCCAAGCCTTATGCGCGTATTCTTATCTACCGATAAGCCTGTTGAGTACGTTCCAAAAGGGCCAGAGGATATAGCAACGGCTCAAATGGCCACTCAGTATATGCACTGGGCATTTGGCGAGCTTGGCGGATATCGCATCGTAAATGACGCATTTCATGACGCATTAGTTAAGAAAGTTGGCGTTTTAAAAGTATATTGGGACAAATATACAGAATCTGAAACATACTCTTATACGAATTTAACCGATGATGAATTTACCGCAATTGTTAGTGAAGATGACATTGAAGTTATTGAGCATAGCGAAGAAAGTTCTATGTCCATTGATGAAATGGGCATGGAAATGGAAGCTAGAGAACATTCTGTCACGATTATACGAAAGAATGAAAAAGGGAAGTTAAAGGTCGAATCAGTTCCGCCAGAGGAATTTATGGTGGACAGAAACGCTCGATCAATTGATGACTTCTATGTCATAGCTCACCGCACCGAAATGCGCGTATCTGACGTTGTAAACATGGGATACGATTTTGATCAAGTATCAAAGCTAACCGGAATTGGTTCAAGTGACACATATTCAGAGCAAGAAGATTTTGAGCGTCGCGGATACCAGATGGACGAGGATGATCAAACGCCAGACTTGTCAATGAAGCTGGTGGCGATTACCGAAGCCTACATGAAGATGGATATTGAAGGCACTGGAGTTGCACAGCTATATAAATTTACGCTTGGCGGTAACGATTATCAGCTATTGGATTATGAGCCTTGGACAGAAGTCCCATTTGCAATATTTGAGATAGATCCAGAGCCACACGCATTCTTTGGCCGATCTGTTGCAGATTTGATCATGACCGATCAAGATGCGGCCACAGCTATGCTTCGCGGAGTGCTGGATAACGTGGCATTGACTAACAATCCAAGGATTGGATTTGTAGAAAATCAGGTCAATGTAGACGATCTTTTGAATAACGAGATTGGCGGTATTATCCGCATGAAGTCTCCAAACGCCATTCAGGACATTTCTGTGCCGTTTGTAGCCGCGCAAACACTTACGGCTATCCAGTATATGGATCAGATGATTGAGGGCAAGACAGGCGTTTCTAGGGCCGCTATGGGCCTAGATCCAGATGCCCTACAAAATACTACCGCTACGGCGGCTCAGTTGACCGCACAAGGCGGCGCGGCTCAGGTAGAGGTAATGGCAAGGAATCTGGCAGAAGGCGGCATGAGGCGCTTATTTAAGCTCATGTTAAAGCTGTTTGTAGAGAACAGTGACGAAGAGCAATTAATGCGTATGAATAGCCAGTTTGTGCCTATTGATCCACGCTCATGGAACACCAATATGGACGTTATGTGTAACGTTGGCCTTGGAACTGGGCAAGACGATCAAAAAGCCGCCGCACTGCAACAAGCTCTAGGGCTACAGATGCAGATATGGCAGACATATGGCCCAGGCAATGGCTTGGTAACGATGACACTAATTCGCAATACGTTGGCGGATATGTTGGCCGTTGCTGGCATTAGAAACAGTGACAGATACTTCTCGCCAATGAACGAACAACTTGAGCAACAGTTGATTCAGATGAAGATGATGGAAGCATCACAGAGGCCTCAGCCACTTGATCCAGGAAATGCAATGGTGCAAGCAGAGCAACTCAAAGCTCAGGTTAAAGCTCAGACAGATTTGGTCAAGATGCAAGTCGATGCTCAAAAAGCTATTGCGCAGGATGACAGAGAGCGCGATAAGATGGATCAAGATTTGCTTATTGAGGCCGCTAAAATACTTGGGCAATATGGAGCAAAAGTTGATGTTGAGGCTATAAAACAGGCTCAACAGGCTCCTAGATATCCAGATCAAGCTCCTGCTCAAGCTGTTACTGGCGGAAGGTTTTAATGAATATTAAAGATAAAGCATCAAAGGTTAGACAGCTTCAAGGCGACGAGACTTTTATCTCAGTTATGGAGGCTATCAAATCTAAGCAAGTTGCAATTTTTTTAAATTCAAACTCTACTGAAAAGGATCGAGAAAAGGCGCACAACGTTATTTGTGCATTAAGCGAGGTCAATGATTACATTAACTCAGTTTTAACTGACGAAAAAATCTTTGACAAAAACAACTAAGGGAGATAAGCACCGTGTCTGACACGACTGAAAACCAATTTGACGGAAGTATTGAGCAAGCAGTTGGACTTATTGTACGAACTGACGAGCCAGAAGAAGTAGAGACAGAAGAGGTTACTGATTCCGAAGATGCCACTCCAGAAATGGAAGCGTCAGAAGAGGTATCGGATGAGGTAGATGACGCTGAGGTCGACGACAGCGAGGAAGAGGAAGTAGAAGTCGAAGCGAAGGATAGTGACGAAGAGGCTGATGACGAAGCCGATTCTGAGGAACCAGTTTGGCACACCGTCAAGGTTGATGGCGTGGAACAACAGGTAAGCCTAGAGGATCTAAAGCGAGGTTATTCAGGCCAAAAGTATATCCAAAAGGGAATGCAAGAAGTTGCCCAGTCTAAAAAAGAACTTGAGGCAATGTACGGCGATCTCAATGCTAGACGGCAGAACGTAATGCAACTAGAACAGATGTATCAATCTGGTCAAATTCTGCAAGAACCAAAAGCACCTACAAAGGCTCTCTTCGACGAAAATCCATTAGGATATGTGGAAGCAAAAGCCCAATATGAAGAGGACATTCAGAAATATCACGCTCAAAGGCGGAAAATTGCAGAAGAAATTCATTATGCAAAAGAAGCCGAAAAAAGAGCTAAGGCTTATTATACTCAGCAAGAGGCAATTAAATTGATTGAATTAGTGCCTGAGTTAAAAGATCCGAAACAATCTGAATCTCTGAAAAATAGGATGTATAAGTTAGCTACTGAATACTATGGTTACACCCATAAAGATATGGAGGAACTAATAGATAGCAGGGCGGCTAGGATCTTAGCAGATGCCACGAAGTACAGGAATATGATGGATGGCAAGTCGAAAGCCGAGGCGAAAGTTAAAGGCGCGAAACCAGTCATAAAGCCTGGGGCAAAGAAAGTTGAAAATACGCGCCAGAAAGCAATGGAACGGCAACGGGCCAAATTTAAACAGAGCGGTCGCATCGAAGATGCACTTAGCTTTATTGTTAATGAATAACTTTGAGGTAAATTAAAATGGCACAACCAAGTAACACTTTTGACAGCTATGATGCTGTTGGTATTAGAGAGGATCTTTCTAATATCATTTATGACGTATCGCCTTTAATTCTTGGGGCCAACCTGAAGTAATTCGGGATTGATAATCGCGTGAATTTCTGGGACGCTAAGTTGGAAACAATAAGCCAATCAGAAGCCAAGCGCCGTAGGAATACGGTGAAGGTTCAGAGACTAGAGTATGGAGTCCAGAACGGACAGTAAAACTCCACGAGTGCGCGACATCCTACGGGATGAAGATATAGTCCGATACTCCTCAGAAACGAGGAGAGCCAAAGATAAAGAGCTTTGGTGTAACAATTGGAAGATACACCTTTTTACTCTAAAGCAAAAAAAGTAAAAGCAACCAACACTTACCATGAATGGCAAACAGATGCTCTTCGCTCTTCTGCGGCTAACGCTCACGTTGAAGGCGATGACACAACTGCTAACTCACGTACAGCAACTGTACGTCGTGGTAACTACACTCAAATCTTTAAGAACGCAGTTGTCATTCCTGATACTGACAAAGGTTTGAACAAAGCTGGTCGCGCATCTGAGATTGCTTATCAAATGCTCAAGACTGCTAAAGAGCAGAAACTTGACATTGAGAAAGCACTTTTCGACAACAATGCTCGCGTTGCTGGTAACAGCTCAACTGCTCGCGAACTTGCTGGCGCTCCTGCATGGTTGACTTCTAACACCGACTTTGGCGACAACGAAGGTGCAGATCCAACTGGTGACGGAACTGACGCTCGTACAGACGAGACGACTACGCTTCAAGCGTTTGATCAAACTCGTTTTGACGGTGTTATGCAGTCAATTTGGGAAGCTGGTGGCAAGCCAGACACTGTTTATCTTTCAGCATTCCAGATGAACAAAGCTCTTGCATTTACTGGTAACAACAATCAGCGTTCAGCAGTTCAGGCTGGTGACATGAAAGTTGTTAAATCACTCGACGTGTACGTCACGCCTTGGGGAACAATTGAGTTCCTTCCATCTCGTGAGAACCGTTCACGCGACGTGTTCATCATGCAAGATGACATGTGGTCAGTTGCAGTTCTTCGCGGAACTACAAACACTGAGCTTGCAAAAACTGGTGACAACACCAAGCGTCAAGTCGTAACCGAGCTAACTCTCGTATGTAACAACGAGAAAGCACACGGCGGCGTATTTGACAACACAGTATCTTAATTGATACGGGGGGGCTAAATGCCCCCCTTTTTTTAGGAGTTTGTTTTGAAAATTAAAGAAATAGTTCATCACGACGACGGTGGAGATACTCTTACCATTGAGAGAGTGTATGACAATCAACCAGTTTTAGATTCTGTCAAGCAAATAAAAGATGCCGGACTTGGGCAAACTGGCGATAAAAGACTGGTAGGACGCATTCCTTTGCATATAATGGCGCAATGGCTCAAGGAGGCTGGCATTAGTTGGTCTGACCATGAGGCGGCCAAAGAAGTTATTAAGCGCAAGATACTATCTGGCGATTTTAGTAAATTAAGAGTATGGGAAGGAACATACTGATGGATCAAACTTTATTCAACTGGGTTTTTGGTATAGCCACTACATCTCTGGGATTTCTTATAAACAGCATATGGAGTTCTATACGAGACATACAGAAGGCTCAATCGAGGCTTCAAACAAGACTCAGTGAAGTGGAAGTGTTGGTCGCCGGAAGCTATGTTAAACGCCAAGAATTTGAAAGATTTGTCGATAGAGTTATTGATAAGTTAGATTCTATCGACGCAAAGATTGACGGAAAGGCTGACAAGTAATGGCCAAAGTTAAATCTTTTGATTCAAAACCAAAACCAATTCCTAAAAGAAAAAAGTTAAGCAAACGTAAAAAATTAGCAAAAATAGCTAAGAAATCTAAACCTAAGAGTCCATTATTCCGATGTTGACTGCCCGCATTTTGAAAGAGATGTCTAATGGTTAAAAAAGTCTATCAAAATCCAAAAGGTGGCCTGAACGAAAAAGGCCGTAAATACTTTGAGAACAAAGATGGCGGAGACTTGAAGGCTCCAGTTAAGTCTGGAACCAATCCTCGACGTGTATCTTTTGCCGCGAGATTCGCAGGTATGAAAGGCCCGATGACTGATTCTAAAGGCCGCCCAACTCGTAAGGCTTTGGCGTTAAAGGCTTGGGGCTTTGGTAGTGTTGAGGCCGCAAGGAATTTTGCTAACAAACACAAAAAGAGTAAATGATGAAAAAAGGACTCTACGCAAACATTCACGCCAAGCGTGAAAGAATTAAGGCTGGATCTGGAGAGCAAATGAGAAAGCCAGGTACTAAAGGCGCGCCAACTGCCGCCGCTTTCAAAAAAGCAAAAAAGACAGCTAAAAAAAAGTAATTGGCTGATCCAGTAGCTAGGCGTAATTCTCGTTATAAGAATGCATACGGAATTACTTTTAAAGATTACGTTGAGATAGCATTTAGGCAAGACAATAAATGCTTGATCTGCGGGATAGACGGCAAAGACACAGAGAGAGGTAAATTATCTGTTGATCACTGCCACGAATCTGATCAAATTAGAGGATTAATTTGTCAGAAATGTAATACTGGGCTTGGGCTTTTTAAAGACAATCCTAAAAGTTTAAGTAAAGCTATTAGATATTTAAAACGATTTAAGAGGAAGCAGTTATGTTTGGAATGGGGCCGGAAGTTTTATTGGCGGCTGGCGGTAATCTCATGGGCATTGTCTCCGGTTTACTGGCTAACGCGCAAAAGGCAAAAGCAGACCAACATAAAATGATGATGGAAAAGCTCACGTTCGATCTTGAACGAGCTAAACTCCATTCAGAGTTATCAAACAAAGAGTTTCAAGTAAGAACTTCTGATAGGTTTTCAAGTTTAACCAGGCGCATATTGGTTTTGGCTTTTCTAGCTATGGTGGTTGTTATCAGCCTTGCGCCAATGATTGCACCAATAGATATTGCAGTGCCAGTTGAAATGAAGTCTGGCGGCAAGTATCTATTTGGGCTGATTGACACGACAAAAACATGGACTGAGTGGAAAATTATTGAACAAGCGGCCATGTTTAGGACTACATATGACCAAGTGCTTATAATGGTATTTAGTTTCTATGTAGGCTCATCCGCAGTTAAACGTTAAGGAGACAAAATGAAAACTTGCCCAACTTGCCCAAGCCCTAAGAAATGCATGGCCGCCGGTGAATGCATGATGAAGAAAATGGCTAAAAAAAAGCCCAGCAAAACCAAAGCTAAAAAGGGATACTAATGCCATTAATAAAAAGCAAATCAAAAAAAGCCTTTCAAAAGAACGTTGAGGCTGAAATTAAGGCTGGAAAACCGCCAAAACAGGCTGTTGCCATCGCTTATTCAGTAAAGCGTGGGGCTGGCAAAAAGAAAAAATAATGGTAATCCGCATCCTGAGCTTGCTTATAGCACTGGCTTGCTCAGGATGTAGCGTTGTTGCGGCCAAGAAGATATTGGACGCTACCAGGCCTGCTCCGGTGTACAATGTAACCTATCAATGCCCAGCCTTGATCGCTGATCGAGCTAAGGAAGAGATCCGGCAAGCGGTGATGCAGGAGCTTATGATGGACAGGTATTTTGAGGATTGTGACATAGATGTCGACTGCTACAGACCATAAATGTATCTATATAGAGTGGGTGGATGCCGTAGCTGACTCAGGATGGGAAGAAACCAAAAAGCCTGAGCTACACGATTGCTACACCTTGGGCTTTATCGTGGCCGAGGACGACAATGCAATATGCGTTGCATCCGCCATATCCAAAAAAGAATCAAACGCCAAAATGCATATACCGAAGGCATGGATTAAAAAAGAGGCTAGATTCACCATGGAATCCATAAAAAAAGCCCCAAAACGCGGGGCTTGAGGGGAGGAGGAGAAAATCATCCGAGAGAGTTGAATGCCTCATAAATTCTCTCAACTGAATCATATCCGTATTTTCTGGCCAAAGCAAGCGCCTCTGAAGCTGTATATATTTTCCCGTCAATAAACGTAAATAGAGGCTCTCCAGCGCGTTCTTTTCCAGTGGCCACCAGATAGTATGGCCCAAACTTTATGTGCTTTATGCGCTTCTTAAACTTGCGTAAATTGATGCTCACCATCCAAGCACTTCTGCCAATCCAAAGTACATAGCCACAAAGAATATTATTACTAGAATCATGGCCCCGATCCCGATAAGGTTAATCTTATCTGCCCCAAGGATGCTATGCTCTGGATCTGCGTAAGTAAGCTCCTGAGCTATGCCGTTAAACAGCTCTTCTGCTTTTAATATTTTATTTATATTCGGGCAACTATTGCCATTTTCCCAACTGCTAATAGTCTTATGATGTACTTCGAGCTTATCCGCCAAGTCTTTCTGCGTCATATTGTGCTTGGTTCTCATTTCCTTCAAATATGTTGAAAATCTATATGATTTAGACATGTTCATGCTCCATCTCCTTAGAAAAATTCTCGACTTGGCACTGAGCATCTTCGCACCCTTTACACACTATAACACTTTGGTTGATAGATTTTAAATAATTGTGCCATTCTATTTGACTTTTGGATACAGCGCCACCACTTTTTTTCTTCATTTCAATCCAAAGTAGCCACTCCGGTACGAACAGGTCTGGGACTCCTGGAGTTACGCCCTCGGCCTTGAGACGTGCGGCGGTTACGATGTTTCTTTGGCCGCCGTTTGGTATCGCTATTATCTTGGCTTTGTAGGTCTTGCGAAACCAGCTTACAAAC